GGCAAAGGTGGTAAAGGAAAGGGAGGCGGTGGCGGACCTTTCAAAGACATCTTGCCAGAAGTCGAGTTGACCGACATGGGCAACCAATTTAAGAGCATTTTCGATGGTCTTGGAGATAAGCTGAAAGGGTTGTTTGATCTCTTCAAAAAAGGTTTTGATGCAGCGTTTAGACCAGAAGGTATAGAACGTATCAAGATTGCCTTAGACCAAATAGCTAAGACATTGGGAGAAATCGCCACTGACCCAAGAGTTGTGAATGCCTTTAACCGAATGGCTGAGAAAATCGCTTATGCTTTAGGGCAAGTGACAGGCTCAATAGCTACGATCGGTTTGGGTATCGGTGTTTTCCTTGCTGAAAGTATTGCAAATGGGCTTGGAAGGCAAAAGGAACGCATTATCAGGGCGCTAGTTGCTTTGTTTGATAATATTGGTAACATTGCAGAGGCAGTAGGGAACATCGCTCAGGCCTTTTCTAGTGCTTTCTACGATGTCATTACCTCAACTGGTGCGGTTCGTATCGGTAGCGCTATTGTGTCAACTCTATTAAGCTTGACATCTACCATTGTTGAAATTGGTAGTAAATTAGCAGGAAGTTTGTTTAAAGGATTTGAAAAAGTCGTTGTGACAAGCGCTCCTAAAATTTCATCAATCTTCCAAAGTTTATTAGATACTGTTGCGCCTGTATTTGAGAGTATTGAAAGGTCTGTAAATAAATTTGGCGATGGCTTAAGTCGTGTTTATGATGAACATGTAGCCCCTGCTATTGACTCTATTGCGAATGCTTTTAACGGACTGATCGATATCATACAAATCCTCTGGGAGAATTCTTGGCAACCTTTTGCTGAGTTTTTATCAGGAGTATTCGGTGTTAGTATTGAAGGAATTTCAGATTTATTAGGAGGTGGCCTTTTAGCCACTTTGGGACTATTGGCGGATGCTATTAAGTTAGTGGCAGATGGTTTCACCGTTTTTTCTGACTGGTGTAAAGAAAACAAAGAACCTATCTTGGCTTTGATAACAGCTTGGCAAACGATTAATTTCTTATCATGGGCTGAACAAGCCGGGGGACTTGCAGGAGCATTCGGCTTGTTAGGTAGCAAGGTCTCTTTGATTGTTGGAGGGATTAAGAATCTAGGTCTTGCTATTAAAGCATTGACACTTGATAAGTTGGTTAGCTTTGCTGAAACAATCTATCTAAACACCTTATATGCGAAAGATTTTGTGGTCAATTCTGGTAAATTGATTGCCGAGTTAGGAAAAACCGCTTTAGAACTTGGTAAATCCGCAGTAGCATGGACTGTTCATGCTGCAAAAATGGGAATAGCAGTAGCTGCAGAATATGCTCACTCAGTTGCTGCAGGAGTCGCTACAGCTGCAACATGGGCTTTTAATGCAGCGTTAGCTGTTTTGACAAGTCCAATAACATGGGTTATTGCAGCAATCGCAGCCTTAATTGCAATCGGTGTCTTGCTCTACCAAAACTGGGACACTGTTGTTGAGTTTGCTAAAACTGCATGGCAAGGACTATGTGATTTTATCAGTGGTATTTGTCAAGCGATTGGCGAATTTTTCAGCGGTCTATGGACGAAACTACAAGAAATCTTTGAGCCAATAGGTCAATGGTTTGGCGAGAAATTCCAGCAAGCATGGGACGCTATTGTAAACATATTCTCTGGTATCGGAGAATGGTTCTCTGGTGTATTCCAAGGTGCATGGGACGCTATTGGAAACATATTTGGCAACTTAGGCTCTTGGTTTGGAGAAAAATGGACTGATGTTACCAATGCTCTTTCAGATGCAAACACTTGGCTTGGCGATAAGTTCCAATCTGGTAGGGATAAAGTGAACTCAGCTTTTGAAAAAGTTGGCTCTTGGTTCGGTGACCGTTGGAATGATATCAAAGATGGAGTAAAAGAAGCTGATACATGGTTTGGCGAGAAATTTGAGAGTGCAAAAGAGAAAACTCAGAATCCTTTCCAAAAAATCGGTTCTTGGTTTGGTGATAGATGGAAAGACATGCAAGATGCCTTGAAAGAAATCCCCAACTGGTTCAAGAATTTGTTTAATGACGCAATGGAAAATGCCAAAGGCATTGTTAAAAGCGGTATCGATAAACTGAGAAGCTTCTTTAATTTTGATTGGAGTTTACCGAGAATCAAACTTCCTCACTTTAATATATCAGGTAGCTTTAGCTTGAATCCTCCTAGAATTCCATCGTTCTCTGTAGATTGGTATGCACGAGGTGGTGTATTCAACTCTCCTAGCATTATCGGGGTCGGAGAAGCTGGTCAAGAAGCGGTAATGCCTCTTGAACGGAATACAGGTTGGATTTCTACTTTGGCTCAGAAAGTGGCCGAAAGAATGCCTGTTAACAATGCCCTTACGGGCTATTCATTGCCAGCTGGTGACATCGTTATCCAGATCGCAGGGCATGAGTTTGGACGGGTAGCTATCCAAGAAATTAACAAGGAACACGAAAGAGCAGGTCAAACCTTGCTCAAGATTTAGGAGGTTAAATGGCACAATTGAGAATCAATGGGGTGGCTGTGAAGCCTCCCAAATCTTTTCAGGTCGGTATTCAGGATATCGACGGAGAAACAGGGCGTAATGCTAATGGCGACATGGTGCGCGACCGTATTACAACCAAACGTAAATTAGATTGTGAATGGGGCATGCTGACTCAGGAAGAAATGAGTCAGCTTTTAAATGCCGTTTCAGCAGTCTTCTTTGAGGTTTCATACCCCGACCCTGTTAAAGGTCAGACGACTGGGACTTTCTACGTCGGTGATAGGACAGCGCCAAGCTATACCTTTACCGAAAAGTTCAAACCTTGGTCAGGCGCTAAATTTAACCTGATAGAGAGGTAAGAAGATGGACGCTTTAACCAGACGACAATTTGATAGAGCCATGTTTGCCAAGGACAGGACGCTGGCTATTCGTGTTGGTGATTATGCTTCACGGGATATCAAAGAGGCTAGTTTTGAGTATGGCTATATCAAAGGTGATACGTACAAGCCCGGTGGAACGTGTGCTGGTAGCGGTAAGATTACCTTTACCAGTATCATTACCACGTTCAATAAACTGGATATCCTACACCCTGAGATTGGGCTACTGGTTGGGAATAGCTACCAGTGGGTCAAGATGGGGGAATACTTCATCAATGACATTGAGATTGACCGAAACCGCAACACAACCACGCTTGAGCTTATGGACGGTATGTTTAAGCTCAATCGTGAGTATGTGACGGATTTGCGTTTCCCAGCTGAAGTACGAGAGGTCATTCAGGAAATCTGCCTGAAAACTGGCATTGAGTTAGCGAATGACTATTTCGGGATCAGTGCCATGCGTTACCATGTCGAGCAAGTGCCTGAAGGCAAGAAACTTTCCTTTAGGGATATGTTGAGCTCTATGACTCAGATGATTGGGATGTCTTGCTTCTTCAACCGAGAAGGTAAAATGGAAATCCGTGATTTGACTGAGTCAAACATCACGATCAACGCAGATAGCTACTTCTTGCATGGTTTAACCAAGAGCGAGATAGAGTATCAGATAGCTGGTATCACTTGTAAGACGGACAAGAAATCTCTTACGGTTGGTATGAAGACAGGTCGGTCTTTGGAACTGGATAATGTCTTCATGACTCAGAGCGCTTTAAATGACCTGTATTACAAGCTTAAAAATCTGACTTACTATCCTTACAATCTTAACTATCAAGGACATTTGTTGCTTGAGGTTGGGCAGTGGGTAACCATTCAGACCAACAAGAAAGAAACCTTTAAAGTTCCTGTGTTAAGTCAGAGCTTTACTTTTAAAGGCGGTCTGAGAGGTCGTATCAGTGCAGATAGTAAGGCAGGAAATGATACTCAGTATTCTTATGAAGGTACGATTACTAAGCAGATTAAGCAACAAGATGGCATTGAAGCAAAAATCCAAGCGCAGATTGAAGCAGCAGACGCAGCCTTTGAAGCCGAGTTTGAGAAACGTAAAAAAGAGATAGATGACGGTATCGAACTTGCCAAGGCTAAGGCGGAAGAAGTCAAGCAAGACATTTCGAACGAAATCGATAAACGATTCCAAAACTTCGATAATGCTTCTATCCAAGAAGCTAGACGAAAAGTTGAAGAGGCCCTGCGAAGTGCTGGTGCGAGTGCTTCACTTGCTCAGGAAGCCAAGACTATTGCTGACCAGGCATCTGCTAAGATGAATCAATTTAAGCAAGAGTCAAGCAAGGCTCAACGCGACTTGTCAGAGAATGTAAATCGTTTCAAGTCTGAGTTACAACAAAGTCTAGCTGGCAAAGCAGACAATGCTACAGTAGAACAAACCGAAAGAGCATTAAGGGAAAAATTTGAAAGCCTATCAACTGACACGATTGGAAAAATCAATGCAGCTAAGACTGAGTTTGAAAAGACTGTCCAAGGGTTATCCACGAAAATAACTAAGGTTGAGACCTATGTCAATAATGACGGTCAAAGACAAGATGATTTAAAGCGTTACGCTCGTGAAGAAAGTGCTAGTCAGGCTAGGGCAGTTCGTGAAGATGTAACAAGGGATTTTGTTGGTAAAAATACCTTTCAAGAAAGCGTTCAGGGGGTCGAAAGACGTCTAGAAAGTTTCTCGCTTGGAACTAGTGGGAATTTACTAAAAAATAGTAATGAAGGGTTTTACAACCAACATGACAAGAGGTATAGGCTTGTTGAAACCTTGCAAGCCAATCAGACTTATACTCTAGTTACAAAATACTGGCGTGGAGAGAATGCGACTGGCCATACTTTTTATGACGGAGTCGGGAACTGGCAACGTCTTACTTATAATAGGGCGATAGACGCTTGGATGGTGCAATTTACACCCACTCAGAAAATCCCAGCTGGAACTGAAATCACTTTGTCTTCTGACCCGTATGAATCAAAAGGGAATATGCACTGGGCGACACTTGTCCGTGGAGCTATTCCTTTGATACATTGGCAACCTGCGAGAGGTGATGTAGAGGAAGGCGTTACGCAGAAGCTGGCTGAATACAAAGAAACTGTAGACGGTCGTTTTGCTACCATTTCTAGTCAACTCGATAACAAAGCTAGTCAATCTGATTTCCAGCGAGTCAAAGAGACTAGCCAACTCTATGAGCGCATCATCGGTAGAAACGAGAATGACATAGCTGATAAAGTTGCACGCATGGCTTTGACCAATCAACTATTTCAGGTTGAGGTTAGCAAGTACAGTCGACAAGGTGGACCGAATCTTATAAAAAATAGCGGAAATCCACAAGATAATAAAAACTGGGGATATTGGGAAATTGGTCAAAATCCTGCTATAAAAACAGGAACGCACCCTTTCTTCTATAACCAAAAAAGAAAACTTTTCTTTTTTGAAAATAATACGAGAGAGGTTGTTCCTGTCTCAACCATTCGATTCCCTTTGAAACGTAACACAAGTTATACGGTATCTTTGACAGTTTTTAATACTTTGAACATGAAAGGTGCGAACATCTTTTTCCTTGGCCGAAAATCTGGAGAAAATCAAGCATTTACAAGAGTTGTAACGTTGGTTGAGAATGTTAAGTTTTCATCGGACGAAGCAGTTAGAAAGAATTATACGTTCAATTCAGGAGAATGCGATGAAGGATTTATTCGCATTGACAACAACGGGACAACCGATAACAATGTCGCAATACTATTATTCGGAGATGTGGATGTCTACGAAGGCACAACAATCCGTCCTTGGCAACCGTCTCCAGAAGACGCTAACGAAGCAGTCCGCACAGTCCAAACCCAATTGGCAGGTTCGTGGGCGGTTCAAAACATCAACAGTGCAGGAGATATCATCTCTGGGCTTAATCTTGGTGCTAATGGTCATAATCGACTTGACGGAAAGCTGACTCACATCACTGGCGAAACTCTGATTGATAACGCAGTTATCAAGTCAGCTATGATTGACAAGCTGAAGACAGCCAATTTTGAATCTGGTTCGGTCACGACTAAGATATTAGACGCTGAAGCGGTCACGGCTGATAAAGTGAGATTTGATAATGCGTTTATTAGGAAAATGATTACAAATGAAGCTTTTATTGAACAACTGACATCTAAACGGATTTTTGCGACAAAAGTCGAGTCAGTCGTTTCTAGTTCAACATTCCTAGAAGCTTACCAAGGCCGAATCGGTGGATTTACACTTGGTCAATTTGACCAGGGTGGCGGTCGCTGGATTTCGGGCGTCAATCAGTTCTCTGTTGGTATGGGGAATGGAGCTGGTTATGGAGTCCGGACAGCCTTCTGGGCGAACTGGGGAAATAATTGGAACTATGCCGGACCTAAAGCATGGAACGTCAATACCGATGGGAAAATGTATTGTAGGAATGAAGTCGGTTTTTATGATCAAGTGGATTTTTCGAATTCATCGAGAGCAAACTTTTATGGAACTACTACTTTTTCTCGTTCCCCTATATTTTCAAATGGTATCGAACTTGGAGACAAAGACGTCTTTGGTGATGGTTGGAATCCTAAAGGTGGAAGGAATGCGGTTGTTTGGTGGAATCAGGTCGGTAGTGGTAGCGTGAAGTACTGGATGGAACAAAAATCAGACAGACGCTTAAAAGAGAACATCACAGATACAGCTGTGAAAGCCTTGGATAAAATCAACAGATTAAGAATGGTTGCATTTGATTTCATCGAAAGTAAGAAACATGAGGAGATTGGTCTAATAGCTCAAGAGGCTGAAACCATCGTTCCAAGAATTGTCTCACGAGATCCTGAGAATCCAGATGGCTATCTGCATATCGACTATACCGCTTTAGTGCCTTACTTAATCAAGGCCATTCAAGAATTAAATCAAAAAATAGAAAAAATGGAGAAAACAATAGCATGAATAGCAACATGGACGCAGTAGTAAATCGGTTAACACTTGATTCTCTGACTAAAAAACTAGCAGTCAGTGAGCAAGAATCAGCTAAGAACGAGGCTCTTTATTTGTATGCAGCAAGCGAATTGCACACGATGAAAGAGGTCCTAGAATATGACCCAGCTCTAAAAGAGTTATTTGAAGAAACACAAGCTAAAATGAAAGGAAGTAATTAAATATGAATTATGAAGTAGCAATTAAACCTTATTTGAAAGGCGCAGAAAACACAACAGTAGTCGCAATCAAGATGGAAAACAACGGACGCTATAGCTATGAGCAAGTAGAACTTCACGGCGACCATACACAGGACAATGAAGCGACCTTGATTCAAGCAGTACTGGACCATATCCGTACAGAACTTGACCCAACAAATGCCATTGTGCAAGCGCAAGCGAAATTGCAAGAAGCAGAGCAGAAATTGGCTGAGACAGAAGCCAAACAGACCGCTACAGACCAAGCAGTTAAGCATAATCAAGCTGAAACTGACCGCTATGGCAAAATCATCCATGCGGTCGTTTTAAATGCCGTAGCAGGCAAGACAATCGCTTATGGAACCAACTACAAGGAGTTGGTAGAGTTGATTCCACTTGCTGAAGTTGGTAAACGCTACATGGCACATGACTTGATTACTCTTGAAGACCCAGCTCATGTTGAGGTTGACGGAGAAGGCAAGCGTATCTTGGTTCAGCTTAACCGTGAATTCACTTACAACGGCGAACCTGTCAGCGACTTTGCCCGAAACGGTCGTCTTGAAATGGACGGAACAGGCGCAGCATGGAAGTATGAACCACAAGAAACAACTGTCGCACCAGCAGCTGCAGTTTCTACGACAGCTACCGTAACAGAACCTTCTGCTACAACAGTTACACCTAACCAATAATGGAGGTGACTATGGACGTCTTACAACACGTTGAGCATTTCTTCATGAACGTGCTACCAGTTGCCACGCCGATTGTCGTTGCTTGGCTTGGGTATAAAATGCCGAAGAAATCAAAGGAACTAACAGACCAAATCATTTCTGAATTGGACGATGTTAAAGGGAAAATCAAAGATGTCCAAGAAACTGCATGCGACAGCAACACCAAAATTGACGAAGTACAAGCAAAGTTAAAACTGCACGACGAGGCGCATCTTGTAACCATGAGAATGCGCCTTGATCGTGATATTCGCAGGGCTATCCGTCGTGGGTTTACCACAAAGGATGAGTTCTATGTAGTCGAAAACATGCACAATAGCTATAAGGCTCTTGGTGGTAATGGTTACATTGACCACTTATACAACAATTTTGAAGCGTTGCAAATCAGAGATGACATCTTAGTTGAAGATGAGAAAGGGGCGCAGTAAGGCGCTAGAAAGGAAAAACATATGACACAATTTAATGAATTTATCATCGCTTTTGCGACGGGCTTTTTAGCAGTAGCTACAGGCAGTATTGTAAAAGCAGTAAAAGACTACCTTTTGCGAAAAGGTGGAGAGAAAGCTATAAAAATCGCTGAAATCCTAGCTAAAAATGCAGTTCATGCTGTGGAGCAGGTTGCATCTGAGACTGGCTTCAAAGGTGATGAAAAGCTAGAGCAAGCTCGTGATAAAGTCCGATCAGAACTTACAAAATACAACATCAGCATGACTGATAAGGATCTAGGCACCTTTGTAGAGTCAGCAGTGAAACAGATGAATGACGCTTGGAAAGGACAATAGAATGGACATCGATACAAGTAGACTACGTACAGACTTGCCACAAGTCGGGGTGCAACCTTACCGTCAAGTACACGCTCACTCAACAGGCAATCGCAACTCAACCGCTCAAAATGAGGCGGATTATCACTACAGAAAGGACCCTGAACTTGGGTTCTTTTCTCATGTCGTTGGAAATGGTCGAGTTATGCAGGTCGGCCCTGTAAACAATGGATCTTGGGACGTCGGTGGCGGTTGGAATGCTGAGACTTATGCAGCAGTTGAACTGATTGAAAGCCATTCAACTGAAGAAGAGTTCATGACAGACTATCGCCTTTATATCGAATTGTTACGAAACCTAGCAGATGAAGCAGGATTGCCGAAGACACTTGATACAGACGACTTGGCAGGAATCAAAACGCATGAATACTGCACCAATAACCAGCCTGATAACAGTAGCGACCACGTTGACCCGTATCCCTATCTTGCTAAATGGGGCGTTAGCCGTGAACAGTTTAAGCGAGATATTGAGAACGGCTTGACCGTTGAAGCAGGTTGGAAGAAGAATAGCACTGGCTACTGGTACGTACATTCAGACGGAAGCTATCCAAAAGACAAATTTGAGAAGATTGACGGCACTTGGTATTACTTCGACGGTTCAGGCTACATGCTTGCAGACCGCTGGAAGAAGCACTCAGACGGCAACTGGTACTGGTTTGATAACTCAGGCGAAATGGCGACAGGCTGGAAGAAAATCGCTGACAAGTGGTACTATTTCGACGTAGAAGGTGCCATGAAGACAGGTTGGGTCAAGTACAAGGATACATGGTACTACCTCGACAGCAAAGACGGCAACATGTTATCAAATGAATTTGTCAGAGCAGGCCAAGGCTGGTACTACCTCAAACCAGACGGAACAATGGCAGACAAGCCAGAGTTCACAGTAGAGCCAAATGGGCTTATTACGACAAAATAAAATGTGATATAATGGTTATGGATTAACGAAAGACATTTGAGGGCAGAAAGGTTCCTGCTGCACCTTGAAAAAGGTATCTGAGATGCTGGGTACACCGACCAGCCAAGTGTCCGTTATTTCAAATGAGGGAGCTTAAATGCTCCTTTTTTTATTTAAAGTTTCAAAAAATAAAATGAAAGGAAACTTTCTAAATTGTTCTT